GCATTAGGCTGTGTAGCACGTACTAACGCATTTGCCGCTAATCAGTTCATTCCTAATGGTGCAGTTCCACAAGACTATGCTGGTACTGGTTACGATAAAGGACACATGGCTCCAGATGGAGACTTGAGTTGGGATCCGCAAGTTGAATATGAAAGTTTTTTGATGACAAATATGTCACCACAAGCAGGTTCTTTAAATCGCGGAATTTGGAAATTGTTGGAGACTTCTGTCCGCGGATGGTCAGTCCAGAGAAATCAGAGCTACACAGTTATTGCGGGCGGCTTATATGGTCCTGGCGATAAGACAATCGGTAAAGGTGTAGTTGTTCCACACGGTTTCTACAAGATTGTTATCAACAATGCTACTAAAGAAATCGCAGGTTGGGGATTCCCACACGTTGCACCATATCCAAACTTAGGCAATGACCTAACTAAATTCCGTGTTCCAGTTGCTACAATTGAACAGGACGCAGGTATCAAGTTTTCTTTCCCACAAGGTGCAGTAGAACTACAACCAGGCAAAGAATGGCCTGTAGACTTCGGAGCATTAACCAATGCTAAACGTGCTAAATGCGGTGCTAACGCATCTGCAGACTGATCCAGACGATAATACTGATAAATATCCAGTATACCCAGAAGATAATGGCACAGATCGTCCAAGAAATCCTTATAGCCCTGTGTAAAGACATTTACTATGGGCTAGCAAGATTAGGGTGCGGATTAGCTGGAATTTATTATGAAGAAGAGTCTTGATTATAGTTTTTTTGAAGAATACGTAGGTCGTTTAAACGATCTATGGGAAAACGAAAATTGGCAAAAAGTCAATCATCACGATAAGACCAACGGACTTAGTCAAAAGGCTGTTAATTCTTATCGTCGTGAGCATCCCGGCAGTAAACTACAAACTGCCGTTACTACCAAACCTAGTAAGTTAAAGGCAGGCTCCAAAGCCGCTAAACGCCGTAAGAGTTTCTGTGCTCGTATGAGTGGTAACAAAGGGCCAATGAAAAAGCCTAATGGTAAACCTACTCCTAAAGCTCTAGCACTACGCCGTTGGAACTGTGAAAGCATTGAAGAAATGCGCCAGCTTATCGAATATGCTGAACAAGAAATCGCTAGAGAAAAGATGCTGGCGGAAAGCTCCAAGAACAGCAATACAACAGCACAAAAAATATTCTTTGCCCGCAGTAATAAAGCACCTAAAGGTTGGAGTTATGATCATGTGGGATTTATCACTCAGGATGGACGACAAATTCAAATGAGTGGACATAAAGGCAATGATGTATATGTTACTAACGATGTAACTGATGATCCAGAGTTTCCTAAACAAAATATCAAAATTGTATCATTATCAAAACCAGTATCGATTCCTACAACTAACTCAGTAGGAGCAGAAAATTGCGGAACATTTGTGGCAAATGTATTGCAGGCAAATGGTATAAAAGGCATTGATACTCAAAAAATATATAGCGTGTTCAAACAACCACATAAGCAAGATGTGTCAGAAGGTGGCGGAGCCCAACAAGCGGCAATTGCTATAGCTAAACGTGAAAGCGGTAAGTATACCAAAGACGGCAAGCGTAAAAAATGAGACTAAAAGAGTTTGATCGCAGTCACAACACGCCTGATAGTTCTATTAGTTTAGATCCGCATCGTGGCGACTATGAACTACGCAACTATCACAAGTTGGACAAATATCTTTCCGAACTATGTGACCTCGTAGAGAAAGGACAGCGTAGTGGCAAAGACTTTGGTATGGTGGCTGCTGGATTACTTCCACTAAAAGGCGAGTATATGGCTCGTCTTAATCGTCCTGGTAAGAATGGACGCATACATGCAGAACATGCAGTCATAGAAGATTTTATTAAAAAATACGGCAGTATTCCAGAAGGCAGTGTTATCATAACAACACTAAGTCCATGTAATACTCCTATGGATGAGCGTGATGGACCTAGCTGTGCTGACTTATTAAATGAGCATGGAATACAAAAAGTCTATTGTGGTTATATTGATCCTACACAACACGATGGCGCAGAAGACGATCGTGAATACAATCTAGTTGAAACACAAAACAAAGAACTACGCACACGATGCGAAAAGTTTGCAGATACCTTCTTAGATAAAGTACACGAAAACTTTGCTGATGGACGTCATCCAGAAGACAAAGGCGACAGCAAACGGTATCATGTGCCAACTAAATCAAGTGTAAGTAGTCTACGTAAGTTTGCCAAAGGACATCATGGACGTGCGGCACAATTAGCACACTGGATGGCTAATATGAAATCAGGACATAAAAAATGAAAAGATTATTGTTAATAGCAGTACTAGTTCTAAGTGGTTGTAGCACAATTAAAGATAACATTCCTAGCTTTTGGGATCCTAATCAAAGTAAGATAGTAACAGACATACAACAGTCAGCTAGACATATTGATTGCACAGCAGATCTAACACCACAACTGCACAATTTGTTTTTACAAGTTGAATGGTATGATATCTATGCCAACACCAAAGGCACACATGACATGGCCTTATTAGATCAAGTGATGTTAAACACAATTAAAGAGTTTCAAACTAGGGCCGAGTCAGGTCCAATTAGCCCATTGTATTGTGATATGAAGAAGAAAGTCATAGTACAACAAGCTGACATAATCGCAACTACAGTTCAAGGGCGCTTTTAACTTTTAGTTTTAAGACCTTTGTTCCAAGGAATTCTTCCTTTAGCGGCATCTGACATCTTTTTCCTGGCTTCATCAGAAAATATTCTAGTTTTGCTTATAGCTATTAATTTTTCTTTTACATGATCTGGCATTTTACGGCCAGTATTTGCTTTAAGAAGTTTTTCTTTATGTTCCGGAGTCAACACTTTCTTACCTTTAAGAGCATTAGATAATTTTTCTCTATGCTCTTTTGTTTTAGTAGGAAGTTTGCGGCCTTTATTTGCTTTTGAAATCTTTTCTTTAGTTTCTTCAGTATGTTTAGTAAATCCTGTTGATCCATACCCATTTGATTTATTAAGCCAGCTACTATTAAACTTAGCATCAAATGTTGTAAGAACTTTCTTTTCGCATTTTAGTGCTTGATCAGCACGTTCAAACACTTTACGCACTTGAAATTCAAATGCATCTTTTCCGTGTTCTTTAACTAAATCTTTTATGTATGATGATGATGTAAAGTATGTGTTCCAAAATTGTTCTGGATTGGCAACTTTTTTTCCGCTATTGGCATAACTTGCTCCGTAATAAAATTGTCCCGTAGGTTTGAATTTAATTAGGTAAGTATAAGGTTGATAAATATTCATGCTGATTGCTCCTTGAAAGCATTAGAGTAGTTGGGAATTCCACTTCCGCGAACTACAACTATATTTATCAAGGGAGATTCTAATGAGCGATCAATTACAACAAGTAGCACAAAGCGGTGATCAATGGGCGGCTGAACGTGCTAACTATGCACTACAAGTTCATCAAGCAGTTACATCAGGACAAATGAGCGCAGACGAAGCCAAAGAAGTATTGCAAGATATGATTGCTACACAGCAACTACAAGAACAAGCCAATGCAGACCATGTTAAGGCCGCATTGTTCTTTGGCATTATGCAGTTGATTAGTTTATACGGCTAAACACATCTTTAAGGCCTATCACTAAGTCTTCAATCATACCATCATCATGAAACGGAGTAGGTGCAAAACGTAACCGCTCCGTTCCTACATCAACTGTGGGATAGTTGATAGCTTGTACATAAATGCTGTGATCATTTAGTAGTGCATCGCTCATAGCTTTAGCACGTTTGGCATCTCCTACTAGTACAGGTACAATATGACTTGTACTACATTCCATTACAGGAATACCAGCGGCTTTTAATCTATATTTTAATTTTCTAGCACGTTCTTGATGTTTGTCACGTACTTCATTATGATCTCTAAGCCATTTGATAGCGGCTAACGCACCACTACAAGTAACAGGACTCATCGATGTTGTAAAGATGAATCCAGCGGCTACGCTACGAATAGCGTCGGCTACAATCTTATCGCAAGCAATGTAGCCACCCTGGACTCCAAAGGCCTTTCCCAAGGTTCCGTTGATTATATCAATCTTGTCTTCAAGCCCAAGTTCTTCTACCTTGCCACCACCTTGCGGTCCATACAGGCCTACGGCATGTACTTCATCAATATAGGTGATAGCCTTGTATTTTTCTGCTAGTTTACATATCTCTGCAATGTGTCCAACATCTCCATCCATTGAGTAGACACTTTCAAACACTACACAAGGAGTTTTACCCTGTGCAAAACTAATTTTTAATTTCTGTTCTAGATCTTCTAAGTCATTGTGTTTGAATACGACTTTATCTGCACGACTATGGCTGATACCCACAATGATTGAATTGTGATTATTACTATCGCTGATAAATTCAATATTAGGAATAATCTTGGCTAGAGCAATTAGTGTCCATTCGTTAGCTACATAAGCACTACTGAATAGCACAGCCTTCTCTTTCTTATGTAAACTAGCAATCTCATGTTCTAATGCTACATGATAGTGACTGGTACCGCCAATGTTACGTGTGCCGCCTGATCCTGATCCTGTATGGTCCAAAGCTGTGTGCATAGCTTCTAAGACTACTTTGTTTTGACCCATGCCCAAATAGTCGTTTGAGCACCAATTAACAATAGTTTTAATATTATATGGGCCGTACCAAATAGCCTGTGGAAACTTGCCAGTTTCACGCACAATATCGTTAAACACACGATATTTTCCGTTTTCTTTAAGTTCTGCGATTAGTTGTTCGAATGGTTCTTTGTTTAGCATAGTATCATATTTAAGCGATAAATAACTGTAGGATATAAATTGTGGCGTACTAGCGCATGTCATGAAATACTAGAACTTAAGGAAAATCCTATGTCAATGAATAAAATCACCGGCTACCACGAATCTAGTGCGATGCCAGCAAGAGTACGCGATGTACTTGGTCGTTTGAAAATCACAGCACACCAAAACGTTTATGAAGCAGACTTTGAATATGGCTCACAGCCATTGCGTTGGGAACAGCTAACTCAAGGTGCGGCGACTATTACGCAAGTGCCTAGTTCAGGTGGTGTTCGTATGCGTGTTACCAATGCCGCCGGCGACGCTACGATTCGTCAAAGCCGTCCATATCATCGTTATCAACCAGGCAAGACCATGTTTATGGCCACTGGTGTACAACTATCTACAGCTACTCCTGGTAACATACAACGTGTAGGTTTCTTTGATGACTCTAACGGTGTGTTTTTTGAACAAAGTGTTCCTTATCCACAGAACCCTTACGGTATCTACGCAGTTGTGCGCAGTGACGTAGGCGGAACTGTACAAGAACTTCGTATTGGTCTAGATCAATGGAATGGCGACATGACCAACATTAATCAAATCAACTTTAATAATATTCAGATGTTCTGGATGGAGTTTGCTTGGTATGGTGCTGGTGCTGTTCGTTGGGGCTTTTGGTTAAACGGTGAACCTGTTATCGGACATCAAATTGGATTTGGTAATTTAGCTAACCAAACTACTCCATGGGCACGTACTGGTAACTTGCCAGTACGCTATGAACAACGTAATATTAATGCTATTACTCCTACAACTAACGACATGTATCACTATGGTGTGTCAGTTATTGTTGAAGGTCAGCGTGACGAACAACGTGGTTTCACATACAGTTATGGATTACCTAACTTAGCACCAACTGCAACACTAAGTTCAGGTGGTAATAATCGTTATCCAGTGTTAACAGTTCGTGGACGTCAGATGGGTACATTAGAATACGGTAACATTTATGGTCGTAACGATGCTGGAGCAACTACTACGGCTACTAGTGTGATCAGTGCAACATTCACTGGTTATATCAGCGGAACTACGCTAACACTTACTGGAGCAACACCAATAAGCAACGGAACTGTAGCAGTTGGTATGTGTATTGTAGGTCTAGGCAATATTCAAACACAAGGTGTTAATAATGCAGTAACTCCTTATACAGTTATTGTATCTGGATCAGGACAAACCACTAACAGTACATGGCAAGTTCAGCAGAGTCAGACTGTTGGATCTGCGGCAAGTCCTGTGACATTTACAGGTTATGCTTTAACAATGACTTTGACTGGAACTCCTCTTACATCAAATCAATTCCAAGGACGTCAAATTTATTTCCCTAACAATGGTGCAAGCGCGGCGGCAAGTCCTGCCTGTACAGGTACTGGCGGAACTAATACTGTAACTGTCACTAGTGCAAACGGAATTACAGTAGGTGCAGTAGTAACAGGTACAGGTATTATTGCTAATAACTTAAAAACTTACGTAACAGGTATATCAGGAACAACTGTTACACTAAGTCAAAACTTGTCAAGCAACGTAAGCGGTAACTTGACATTTACCGGTACGTTTGGTTCTGGTGCTATTGCTCGTATTGTGTATCATACAGCAAGTGTGTTGTACTTTGTTGATCCAGTGTTCCAAGGAGCACTACCTGCAACTCCAAGCATATTGGCATCACCAGTTACACAATCTTATGCCAGTGGCGGTGCTAGTGGATCTTATACAGTATTGGTCAGCTCAAACACAGGTATTGCAATCGGACAAGCTGTATCAGGAACTAACGTAGCACCGGGTGCGCAAGTAACTGGCATCAACGGTACAACGATTACTATGAGTTTACCGGCTGTTGGACAAATCGCAGGTACACTATCCTTTACTACAGGATTTATAATTGGACTTGCTAATCGTGGACAACTATTGCCAAAACGTTTGTATTGCAGTCAGTCAGCTACCACACAAGTTCTTGTAGAATTGATTGCCAGCACACCAACTAACCCAACTGTGTTAGGCAATGGTAGTACTAACTATGCAAACTTTAACCAATTACAATACTTAGGTTCAGCATACAGTTTTGGTGAACGTGACGTTACAGCCACATCGCTTACTGGCGGTGAAGTTGTGTTTGGTTTTGTTTTAAGTTCAGGATCAGGTGTTCAGGATTTGGACTTTACCTATGTGTTCCCATTATACAACAATATACGTGGTAGTGGTATTGACACACTTACTATTGCTATAAGTAGTGCTAGCGGTACTGCTCCTGTCGTAGGAGCTAACCTAGTTGTTCAAGAGGCTATGAGTTAATATGAAAATATCAGATATAATTAGGAAACTAGCTGATCGCATGGATGCCGAAGAAGGACACGACGAACACGGTGTCGAGCCTATAGGTGTTCCAATGGAAAAAGACAATCCAGTTACTATGGTTTCTCCACTACAGCAAAAGTTAAACATACTTAAAAAAGTTGCTGGTGAAGACAATGCTTTCGATGCTCAAGACGAATTAACTCATGCGGGCGAGCATGACGAGCTTGATGATATTAAACGCATTGCAGGGTTAACTGTAATGATTGATGGCCCGCAAGGCGAGATGGGTTAATTAGATGGCTAATCATATTGGTAAGATTAGTGCCGCTCGTAGTGTAGCCTACATCAACACATTTGTTGGCGAAGCTGGTATGTTGTTCTACGATACTAGTACAGGTAACTTACGCATCAGCGACGGCTCAACTC